AGTTTGCTCACTTTATAAGTCTTGCACTTTACATAACATATTACTTGTCATAATCATAGTTATGATAAGCTACTCATAACCACGAGGGTTGGCATGGAGAAAAAAGACACTGGCCTTATGTCGGGTACGGGCATAAGGTCCTTCCCGGGGAAAGGCTGACCAATGACATTACTAAAGAACAGGGGGATTCAATTCTGAGAGCGGATTTACGTAAGCTGTGCCGTATGTTCAGTTATCTGGGACGTGATTCATTGATCGCCGCTGTTTTGAGCTATAATGTGGGGGCATACCGTCTGAAAGGTTACGGCAAAATGCCCAAAAGCAAATTGTTGAAGAAGCTGGAGACCGGAGACCGGAATATCTATAAAGAGTATATCTCCTTCCGGTGCTACAAAGGCAAAGTAGTGCCGAGCATTGAACGAAGAAGGAAGGTGGAATATATGCTGCTTTTTGAAGAATAAAAGAAAATGGAGAATCTTTCGGCATCGAGCCGACTGTCTTTCTCTGTATTTGTTATATACTGACTTATCATACGATTGAAAATCCACTGAAATACATATATTTGTACTTAAATATCAAAATCACACAATTTTGAGATGCCTATGTTTAATTTGGCGGAAAGGAGGCAAGCGATGAAAAAACAAGAATTAAAGAAGTATTCCAAAATAGTAATTATAGCTTCCGTAATTGGTCTGTGTGTTTGTGTGTCGTTGTATTTTGTTTTTCCTATTCCCAGAGGTAGTAAAGTTAATAGTGATTATTATACCTACTATAAAAATATCAGAGGAATATACTATATCTCGGTTGAACACTCGCTTGAATTGATAAATCACGGCAGTTGGGGCTATCTCAAAGATGTGGACGAATCAACATTTACTGTATTAGATAACCAATGGGCAAAGGATGCAACCCATGTCTGGTTTGGAGACAAGTTGATAGAAAACGTAGATGTCAAAACATTCCATATCAATGCCAGTGGAGTCGCTGTGGATAAAGACAATGTTTATATCCGAGACTATTCGGGTAACGGTTCATACAGTTCCTACATAAGCCCTTCTCACAGTGGTATAGACGTCGAAACAGCAGAATACTTTGTGTATCGTCTCGGTTCCAGACAGGACGAATGGATTAGGGATAAAGACTACGTTTATCACTATGATAAGAGAACGGATGTTGACAGAAACAGTTTTAGAATTATAGGGGAGGACTGGTTTATTGACAAGAACTATGTCTATCTGACCGTGTATAATAATAAAACTCAAGCGTGGGATTTATGTCGCATAGACTCCTTGCAATATCCTATCGAGGCGGGTTACAGTTATTTCCGTAATGGCAGGAATGTCATTTATGGTGATTCTGTAATTGTCCGGGATATAGATATTCGGCGTTTTGAGGAAATCGGTGTCGGCAAGTATTTAGTTAATGATATGCTCTTCTTGAATGGAGAACCTTTCCTCAAAGACTCATTGGACGTAAATAATGCCACATTCTATTTTTACGGGCGCATTGTAATCGACAAACATCATGTCTTCTTTGACAGGAAGCAACTGAATGATATCGACGCCGCTACTTTTCGTCAAATAAGCAATGAGGTCTTTGAAGATAGAAACTACATCTATACCATAAAAGAAAATTCATGGAAAGAAGAATATCCATTCGATAGAAAAAGGAAAGAATAATCAAATATACTTACCAATTGTCTCTAAAATTAATTTAATAGGTTACAAAGCAAAAAATAGATAACAGTTTAACGTTGTTCCTCATCCAACCATTAAATTAGAGCCGAGTTTGTCACTCAGCTCTAATTTTTATATATAGAATGAAATCCAATTCTGTTGCCGTTCAACTTACCAGAACCGCATCCTGTATTTCCACCTCTGCGGGCAGACGGGAAAGCAGGAGTTCCGCCATGGCTCCGTTCTGCGGAATCAGTGCCGGGAAATCCGTTCTGCCCGGCTTATATATCTCAGTCGCTACATTATACAAGTCCCAAGCGGTAACCTGTCCCTTTTCGCGGACCAGTTTCAGCACCTCTTCCGTGAAGATGGAAATCTGGCTCTGGTTCAGCGGGTAGGTTTCCACGGAGGATGACAGGTTCCTGTCCGAACTGTCATGGGAGACACGCAACGCTGTCAGCAGTCCGATATACATATATACTTCCTCCAGTGAGACGATTCTGCGTTTCAGTCGCTGAATCCTTGCGATGTCCTCGTTCATGTTCACCTCGAAGTTTGCCAGCCATCCGTCCACCGTCTCGAATACCCCTTCCGTTGTCACCTTGTTCTTTCCGTAATTGCAGATGCTCCTTTCCGGCGAGAGGATACACTGGTTATGGCATACTTTCACGCACGGGCCTATGGCAGCCTGTATGCCGTCCTGATGGTAGGCGACGACCAGCGTTGTTGTCAGCTCGTCCGTTTCCCAGTCCTTGATCCGGATGGTAGCGAAGATGCGTCGGAGGATGTGGGCTTCCACTGCTTTTTCACCAAGTGTCTGTTCCACCTGCGGGAGAATGCTTACTCCCGGCTGTGTCTTGTTCCTGTTCTGTGCCGCGAAGATTTCTTCCACCTCGTAATCGAGGTTGTACTTCTCGCAAATGTCCATCATACGCTGCAGGACCTGGTAGTGATAGATGCCCTGGACAGGCTTGCCGTAGATGTCATTTTCTTTGTAGGTACGCTGGAGAGTCTCGAAGTTCATTACTTCGATTCCGTTGTTCTGAAAATCAAACTGCTGTTGTTTTTCCAATACTGCCATTGCTTCCATAATCTTGAATTTTATAAAGTTAATACTATGATTGTCTATTTTTTTCAGGTATGTATCTGCCATCCGTGGAACGGTTCAAGTGTCACGGCAAAAGACTGGTCCGGTATTCCGTGATAGAGCAGACCGCCTACGATGCCGATGCTTCCGTCGGGATAGCGTTGCGTGAAGCCGAACGAGTACGGTGCATGGTCATAATAGAGCGAGATTTCGCTTGGATGGTCTGGATTTTCCTCCCATTTTTTCAGTCTGTCCAGACAGTTCTGGAGTGATGTGTCACCGATGGATTCGGCGTAACGCTTTACATTCTGGAAATGTTCTTCATTCAGGATTTTCATGAGTCATTGTATTTTATCTGTTAAACACGTCCGGCTCCGGGAGCCGGTATTTTTTATTTTTCGCCTGCCTGACTGTCCCGTGACCGTACCCGCAAGGTTTGGCGAAAGAAAATACCGCAGCCACCGGCGAGGATGATTTTCTTTCAGCCAACCCCATAGGGGCCTGACCTTGTCCGGGTACGTTGGACACGGGACTACCTTTGCAGGGAGGAAAATAAAATATACAGGTTATGTGTCGTTGTATTTTCTTGCAGGCATATCGGTGAGAAACCCTTTGATTTGTTCGTCTTTGACAAAGGAATGGTGTATTTTTGCAAATCCTAATTTGAAAAATCATGGAAGATTATATAAAGAAAGCTGCGGATGCTTTCCTTGTGGAGCGTCCGTATGGTATGCGTGTGGATTACAGTAAGCGGGGATACGTGCTGTTCAACCGTAACCTCAATGTGTTGGGCAATGGGGAATATGCCCGCCTGGAGGAACTGCCTCTGGAGGAGTTTGATGTGGACGAGATTCCCCTGGAAGGTGAAATCATAAAGGAACATGCGGGTTTTACCGACGTATTTTTCTATTCGGACTGTACCAATCCCTATGCAGGGTATGTGCTGGATCTGAAGAAGCTCAAGGCCTATAACCAGTTTATCTATCCCTTGGCGATGATACTGAACAGGAAGCTGTAAATCCTGATATGTCCTAATAATAGCGGTAACAGTTGCATAGGATGGCTGTTACCGCTTTGGATTTTATTGGCTGATTTCATCTTCGGCAAGGAATGCAAGATAGTCTGTTACAGCCTTATGACATCCGGTAAAGTCGGGAGTACGGCGGCCTTTGTATTTTCTGAAACTGACGGTTCCGTTCCGGTCAATTGCTGTTACATGTCGGTTGAATGTCCCTTTGGTTCTGATATGGATGTCAAAGCCGTCCCTTCCTGTGATTTCAAGAAACATTTCTGCCGTTATTTTCTCACCGTTCAGGAATTTCCGTTTGTTTTCGTCGAGTTGTTGATGCCATCGGGATTCTTTTTCCTTTCTTTCCTGTTCTTCTTTTCTTTTCCGTTCCAGACGCTTTTCTTCCTGCCTTTTTGCATACGTCTCACGGGCCTGTACCAAAGGGGTGGAGTCAAGACCGAGGGCATTGAATACATGGACAGACAAGAGTGGGATGATTTTTCCATCCTCTGCATCCTTCAGGGTGTTTTCAATCCAGTTTCTGCAATAGGTCGCTGCTTCTTTCCGGTGCCCCTCCTTGTCAAGGATTCTGCGTGAATATTGTCCACAGGAAAAATGGATATCACCTATCTTGCAGATTACATGGAAACTGTCTTCACTTTCGTTTCCATATTCGTTTTTTCTTGCCAGCGAGATGAATACATTCTCCGCATACGGTTCAAGTTCCATGTATGGGGCAACGATGGTGTTGCCGTCAAACTTGTATTTCAATACTTTTACTTTCATATTTCTATTCAGTTCTTCTGTCGGTACATATTTCTTCTATTATCTCTTTCTCTTTTCTCTCACCTTTGAGGAAGGCGAACAGCCACCGGAAAAAGAACGGGGCATGGTCTGTCCCCAGTTGTGAGCTTTCCCCGTTCCGGGTGGCGCATATTGCAAACCGTCCCAGTCCGAGACTGTCCTGTGGCGGTACGATATGGAATGACAGGTTTCCCGTACCGTTTATGTGAAGCCCGCCACGGTATGTGTAGAAAGTCTTTGCGGCTCTACTGTCCGTATCAATGTCCACCCGGCTGTAACCGTGGCGTTTCAGTTCTCTGATGATTTCCCTGTTTGTCATAATTGTATCTGTCTGATTGGATTTGAAATGTTCTGGTGTATTGTTCCCGTATTTGGGGATACGCCGTGTTCTGACACCCACTTCCGGTATGCTGTGGCATATTCCTGTCTTTCCCGTTCCAGACTGCTTTCCGTCTCCGGAGTATATCCGAGCAGGCGTATGTATCCGCTGTTGCAGCCTGTCAGTTCGCAGCGCATTCCGGCTGCCTCCAGTTTCCCGATGCGTTTCTGTGCCGTCTTCGCGCTTGAATACTCCTTGGGCCAGAAATAATGTTCGCCCTGTGAACCGTAAAAGTCTTCTCCGAGTATCATTTCCCCGATATGTCTCCGGCTTTCGATGAAGCCGAACCGGGCTTTGCCCAGTGCCTGACGCATAGCCTTGTGTGCAGGTCCCTCGGGAAACCTGAACACTTCAGGACTGTCTTTTCCCGTAATCTTCGGCAGTTCCATCCGGTACGGCTGTCTGTAGCTGCCGATTCCGAGCGTGAGGTAGAAGTTGGTGTGGAAATAGTCCGTCATTGGGTCGCTTTCATCAAAGTTGTACGACATGACAAAGTCCCTGACGTTTGTCATCACCTCCTTGGCCCGGTCGGTCAGACTGTCCGATGCCTGGATGTTGTAGTGGTTGATGTCTCCCTGTACCTTTCCGGACTCTCTGGTGAAAGCCTCGAAGTCCGCTTTCATCAGCCGGATAAGGATTGAGTTGTATCCGTCCCTGCGGACCGAGAAGGTGTATCTCGGATAGGTCTCCTTGAGCCATGCCCTGACCAGTTCCGTGATTTCCGGCGCGGACTGCCCGTTGTAGTTGCGCCCTTTCCAGCGGTATTCATTGTACACGTATTCGGTGTATTCCTTTGCGGTGGCATCCTGAAAGTCGTGTTCGTAGCCTGTCGGGGTTGTGGAAATGCAAGGCTTGTCTTTCCAGACCTCGAACAGCTTTCCGAATTCGGTATTCACCTGCTGCATGAGGGCAGTGTCACCACCCTTGTCCGGGTGGTGAAGCATTGCCAGACGGCGGTATTCTTTTTTCAGCTCCGCCAGTGAGTGTATGTTCTGAAAATAAGTCATAGTGTAGATATTAAAGTCCCGCAAGACGGTTGATGAAATATATCTGCCAGTCCTGGTCGAGTCCGAGGTTGCTGCACGCGATTTCGAAGTCTTCGCTTCTCAGGTCGTTGTCTTCCTGAAGTTCCTGCAGGTTTCTTATCTCGTCGTCCAGGTATTCCTGTGCCTCTTCCTTACCGCAACTGCATGAGTTGCAGATCAGGTCAATGATGTTCCGTGCCATAACCGTTGTCTTTAATTGTTTGTCAGGTATATGTTCCTCTTCTCGTCATAGTTTTTGCCGTTCCACCATTCGTCGGCGGCCTCGGCGAATGTCTGTCCGGAATTGGCTGAAGGGAAATCGGATGTCTTGAATCCGGTCAGGTATTCAAGGTTATCGGTGCTGTTGGATTTCCACCATTCCTGCATCTTTTCCAGAAAGGATTGTTTGGAGCAGGTTTCCACATTGTCCTCACAGCGGGAACACCAGATGTCATCGTCCACGTCACTGTGGTATTCATTCGTGTTTACATCCACCCATGCCTGGATTTCAATCTCCGTTGAACCGCAATCATTGCACACCTTGATTTCGGAATCGTCCGGGTGTTTGCGTCTGGCTTTGCCGTCATACAGGCTGACGGCCCGTTCCACCAGCTTTTCCCTGTAACGGTCCGTCAGTTCCGCATAGAACCGTTCAGCGGCTCCGAATATTCCCTTGTCCGTCATCAGAGACCATTTTTCCCAAAAGTGTGGGTGCATTTCCTTGAATACTGTCCTGCACTCTTCCTCGCACCAGGCATTCCACATATAGTAGAAGAAGCTCGAGACTGCATTTTCCGCTTGATATTTCATAATGTTGTTTTTATTTAAGGTTATACATCCTTGCAAAATAGCTGTTCACTTCAGGGATCCTTTTCTTGTAATAGGGCTGGTTGTCTCTGCACCAGTCCGCCAGTTCCTGTTTGTTCCTGAAAGGTTCCCTCCAGCTTTGCCCGCTCATGATCATTTCCACCTGCGGGGCCAGTTCCCTGATGAACGCTCCGACAGTCCATCCTTCCCAGACGTATCTGTCCATATTGATTTTTGTTGCCATATTGTCTTTCGTTTCAAGAGTTTCCTTTTGTATTTTCAAGTCGAAGCCTTACTGCTTCGTACATTTGATTAAGCCAATCAATGTTGCTGGCTCCGAGGTCGTAGGGAGTGTAGCAGGCCACTTCGTCCCCGCTTTCCTTCTCCAATGCGATTACTGTCATACTATCCTCCGTAACTTTAAGCTTCGTTACCCAGCATTCATACGGATCTCCGTTTTTCCCGAACCAGATGACCCATACCGGATCGTCATTGCTGTCACAGAATGAGATTTCTTTCAGTCCGTGCGCATCGAGCAGTTGCTTGATGGCTTCGATTATGTCCTTACGCAGTTCTTCAATCCTGTCGCTGAAACACATGGATGTGTATCTGACCTTGCCTTTACCGTCCCGTTCCCTGACAGACAGGATCTGCATGTCGGGGTGAGAGCCGAATCTCCAGTCTGTCACCTCGTCGTCATCGCGGGTAGTGTGTATGTTGCCGCCCAGTACCAGGCCGCAGTCTTCCGCTATCATTCTTTCCGCCTCGTCGCGGTCTTCCGCCACGACCTTGTAGGTACCCTCGAAGGAGTACCTTACTCTTACATCGTATTTTGCCATAACTCCTATGATTTGGTTAATGATTTCTGTTGTTGATTCTTATTCCTGGTTCTCGAACGATTCCGGTGACAACCGGTACAGTTCAGCCAGGTTCAGCCTTGCCATCGGGTATTCCACCCATCCGCTTTTGCGTCTGTATCCCGTGTCTTCGGCAAGGCTGTTCCTTATGAGGAATTCCATCGCTTCCGGATTGTTGTTGGTGTCAATGAATGCCTTGTCGGGAATCCCGAATGCCGGGGAGTCTTCCAGATTGACGGTAAGTACCGTGTATAGTTCCCCGTTGTCCGGTGATTCCAGACTCAGAACCGGCCATCCGTTCGGGTAGAAGCCGGTGACAAGCCTGAATTCCTTTTCATGGTACCGGAATGTCCTTTCAGACCGGTTTTTCCCGGATTCCTGAATTTTGAAGTCGTCTTCTCCTTCAGTGAATGTCCTCACCGGGCAGGACACATCGTAATGGCAGCCGTCTTCGTGTCCGCACAGGTATTCTTTTCCCTTGAATAGGATGATTGCATATTTCTTTTCCATGATTTGATATCTTTAAGTGACCATACTTGATTTATGAAGCGACAAGACCTATCTTTTCTCCGAAGAAGGAATCGCATACCCCGTACACATGCTTGATGGAGCATTCATATTTTGAGTTCTCGCTGTCAAGACGGAAGCGGAATCCGTGATAGTCCCTGACTTCCAGTTTCAGTCTGACATCTTTCAGGAGTTCCATTTCCAGGAGACTTCCACCGCCGTACATGGAGCTGAAGATGCCGCAGCAGTTGCCTTTGGGAATAATGACTTCCCCAAGCGAGAATCCGGCATCATAAAGTTCCTGCAGGCTTACCTTGCCGATATAGGTCAGCAGGTTGGCACCGCAGCAGGAGTTGATGAGTTCATGGTAGAACTGTTCATAGGATACCTGTTCCTTGCCGTCCCTGTATTTTTTGTCGGGGAACCGGCCATATACCGTGTAGCCTTTCTCCACCAGCATTTTCTTCACTTTGGCTGGATTGAGGTTCAGCGCGTCTATCATATCCCCGAAATAGGATTCCTTGTACCGGTATCCTTCCTGCGATTCCAGCCAGTTGGAATTGATGCAGTCGTAGTTTGACAGCATCTCGACACGCACGGGGATGTCATCCGTGTTTTTGAGAAGTTCTTTCAGCGTGTCAGAGTCGTTTCTGTCATAGATTTCTTCCCTGATTTCGTCTTCGTGTTCTTGAAAGAACTTGTCCACTTCCTCTTCCCCGAAATCATGGAAACGGATACATTCATCCTTCAGCTTTGAGACGATTTCACGGACAGCTTCCCATTCGGCGTCACCGTACCATTCGTCCACTTTCTCCCACAGACTTTCACAGCTCCTTTCTTCCAGACACTTCTGGATGGTGTCACGACAGTTGTCGAGATTGTCGTTGTAGTCCACCCATACCAGCGTGTAGGACTTGTCCATGAGCGATTTAACGAATTCCATTGTCAGTCTTTCCTGTTCTTCCATTTCTGTTACCTGTGTACGGCAGGATTCTATTTCCCGTACATGTCGTTTATAAATGAGAAGAGCGACCTTTCGGTCGCTCCCTTGTCATTCGTTCTCTTCCTTGAGCCTTTCATATTTCTCTGTTTCCATTTCCGTCTCGCCGTCGAAGTGGAAATGTGCCATATGACCGTATCCGGTTTTAGGCTCACCGCCGCATTTGTGCAGTGCGGTGTCTATTTCCCAGTCGGTATCACCGATGCCGAGGGATATGTATGTCCCTCTGAGCATACACCCGGCCAGCCTCAGTGCGGCATCCTTCCTTTTTTCCCGGCGGAGCCTGTCAAATGCCGCGAGCGCGATTTCCCGGTTGGGTATTTTTATCGTAGTTTCCATATCGTTTCATTTTCAGTTTGCCGTTTCCTTGTCTTTCCCGCTGTCTTTTGCTGCCAGGACACCGAAAGGCAGATCGAGTATCCTGTGGTTAAAACATAGCGTTGAATTGTAGTCCGTGCGTTGCCAGAGGGTAAAATGGTCTCCGGCGAACGACCATCTGAAATAGCCTGACAGTGAGCCGAACTGCGGATTGACATTCCTGCTTATGAGGAAGCGGTTCACATCCACGATGTGTCCCGCCGTCAGTAGTATGTTCAGTATTTCCACGAATGCCAGCTGCGAGTATGGGTCGATAGGCATTACAGGTCCTTTGAAGTTGATTTCCATATCTTTTGTCTTTTAGTCATAATTGTCATCAAATATTTCGTAACGGAATGTAAGCATGTCGCAGTAGTAGCTTGATACGCCCGTGTATATCAGGGCATCTTCTCCCGTGTCCGCGTCTTCTTCCGTTTCCGTGACGGTATCCCCGTACAGGTCATGGTAGTGTGATACCATCATGTGCGGGTCATCCGTGGTGATGTCATATCCGTAACTTCTGCTCCAGCTTATGAAAAACTCCGTTTCTTCCTCTTCGAGCCTTTCAAGGGCATCCCTGATCTCGAAGAAGTTGGGACAGAGCCATTCACGGCTGATCAGTGTGTCCGGAATGTTTTCCCATTTCGGATACCGGTATTCCGGTTCCTTTTCCCCGGGAAACAGGTCGGAACAGGCACTCAGGAACTCGCCCATGTCGCTGTAGTCGGACAGGTGCAGCCAGTAGTCCCTGTAATCCTTTATGTCAATGAGATGCTGTGTGGTCACGGCAATCTCTGCATTGTTCAGATCCATATTACTTGTCTTTTATGTATGTGGATGCCGGGGATTCCATTCCACCGACCTCGACAAGGTGCCGTGTCCCGGCTGTGCAGGGTTTTTCGGGAAAATACCGCAGCTCCGCGAGGATGATTTTCCTGAAAACCGCCTGCGGCCTGACCTTGCTCAGCCGATGGGGACGCGGCTTACCTTTGTCGGTGGGAATGGAACTCCCGGTCTTCTTCATACGGTTCATATTTATTCTGTTATGCGCTGGCTTCCCCAGCTGATGTGTATTTTGCCTTCACTGTCCTGCGTGCGGATGAGCAGGCTGTCGATGACAGACATTGTGATGTCGAACTCCTCGAAGATTTCTGACTGTTCTTTGACCTCACCGGTCTTGATGAATTCGTTCAGACGCTCCTTGGTCAGTACCAGTGCCATCAGGTTCTGTTCGACCGAATCTTCGTAGGTGACGTAGTGGACATCCTTCATTTCTTTGGAATCGAGACGGATGAAACGGAAGTAGAACTGTTCCATACGGGGGATGTTCCACTGCAGGGATTCCAGTATCACGTCGTTGCAGGTAGGTATGTTCACGGAGCTGCTCAGGCTCTGCTGTGTGCATATCAGGATGCCGTTGATGGTGGAGTCGAATTCGGTCACGATGCTCTGCCGTTTCTTGAAGGCTACATCTCCCTTGACCACAAATACAGGTCTGTCGGGAAAATGTTCCCGGATATAGCTCTCGTAGAGGTCGAAGGCCGCCAATGTGGTACATCCGATGGCAACCTTACCCGGTATTGTCCTTATGAGCCTTTCAATATAGCGGGTCTTGGAAGGATAACTGTCACCGTAGTATCCCTCTATCAGGTGAGGTACCGAACAGGCTTTGATAAGCAGCTTGATCTGCCTCATGAGTCTCAGTCCTGCATCCTTTTTCGTGTCTCCCGTGCTGTTGTAGTACAGCTCACAGATGCGGCAGAATTCCTCGATGATGACACGGTATACCTCGTGTTCTCCTTCCGAGGGACGGACGGTATGTGTCCGTATCCGGTATTTCTCTCCTGCGAAGTCCCTGAATTTACGGGTGATGACCGTTTTGCCGATAAGTTCGGAGAGTTCGTCCTTGTTGTACACGTCCTGGTTCTGTTTCTCGATGCCGAATACAGTGGCTTTCCCCGGACAGTGGCAGGCACGGAAAAGGACATGCCCCCTGAAGGCGGGGAACGGTGTTCCGTAATCCGGGTTGTTCTCTTCCTCTATCTCGTGGTCCCTGTTTTCGTGGTAGACCTGCGGGCTCCAGCATATCATATTTACGGAGTTGTTGTAGAGTAGTTCGAACTGGCTGTACAGTTCCGCGATGTTGTTGCGGGTGGTTGTTCCCGTGTCGAGGATCTTGTACCTGAGCCTCCTGAATATGCACAGGATGTTTCTTGTACGCTGCGATGTGGGATTGGTGATTTCGTCCGACTCGTCGAAGACAAGGCACAGCTTGCCGGAAGTGCGTTTCACGAAACGCATCAGTCCTCTTTTCAGTTTCCGGAGCATGGAGGTGGAGACGACAAGGAATGTCCCTTCCGGTATGTTGTTGAGGTCGCCGGCGGTCTGTATTGTACGGAAGCGTTCCTTGTTTATGGTAAGGAACGGTATCCAGGTCATGTTGGTGGCGATGGCCGGGGCAAGTATGATGACGTTCTTTGCCTTTCTGAACTTGAGCAGGTATTTCGCCCTGTGATAGACGGCGGCGGTCTTGCCTGAACCCTGCTGCCAGTTCAGCAGGGCGTAGCGTTTCTGCAACACGAGGTTCAGGTCGTGTTTCTGCAAGTCCGTGAATTCGCAGACTTCACCGTCCTTGTTGATGAATGTGGTGCGGTCCAGGTATTCCTTCAGGCCGGCATCTTCCCGCATTTCCGCAAACTGGAGATTCTGGGTCTCGTATTGCCTCTGTTTGCGCCGTATCAGTTTACTGGCGGCACGGATCTGCCGCATGTTCTTTTCTGTGACGTTTTCCGGCATCGGGAGTTCGGCCCTTCCGAGTATGAGGTCGTTGATGCCTGCGGCCTTGTGCGTGACCTTGTCAAGCAGACGCGGGGCATATTGCTTCAGCTTGAAGCCGTAGGATGTCTTCACCAATGCCACTTCCTTGCGCGGCACCACGTTCTGCGAGGTGATGTACCTGCGGATGATGCCGAGAACCTTGCCGGTGGTCAGCTTCTTGCGTTCCCATTCCTTTATCTGTTCCCGGGTGGCATTTTCCGGCGGTTTCTGGTTGCGGAATTTGGACACCAGCGCCTCCGCCTTTTCGACATGCCTGTTCAGCACGGCATGGGCTTTCAGCTCGTACATGTATTTGGCGAGCCTGTACTCGAACTGTTCCAGCTCTTCTTTGTCTATATGGTTGCACTCCCGCATCAGCTGGAGGCGCAGCCGGTGTTTCATTTTCCGCACTTCGGCTATGCGTTTCTTCAGCTCATCCATGCTGACAAACTCTTCCGCGTTGTAGGGCTGCATTTCAATATGGAGGGAACGGCGGAGGAATACCATGATTTTTGTTGCGAAATTCTGCACGCCCACCGTAGAGAAGGCTGAATGTTCCAGCCTGGTCTGGCCGATGAAGGAGAAATTCGAGTTGATTTTCGCCACGCGTGTCTTTTCCCAGAACTCGTTCTGCATGAAGGAGAGAGGGACGATGACCATCAGGATTCCGGCAGGGTTGAGCACGTCATAGGCCTTGTCCATGTAGAATTCCTGCGACAGCCTGTAATCAAATTTCAGGTTGAAGGGCGGATTTCCGACAATGATGTCGAAACGCTGTTCGGGATTGTACAGCTGTATGTCGCATTTCTCGATATGAGCTTCCGGGTAGAGGTATCTGGCAACGGCCACCGCCTTGCCGTCAATGTCGAATCCGTAGGCATTGTGCAGGTTGGGCAGATGGTTGAAGAAGTTGCCCATGCCGCAGCACATGTCAAGTACCATTTCCGCCGATGTCGGAGAAAGGGTCTCCACCATGCTCCGGCATATGTCGTGCGGGGTGAAGAACTGTCCCATCTCGAATTCCTTCTTGGCCTCGGCGTATTCATGGTAGCTGGTGAAATCCGACTGCCTGAGGTTGTGCAGTCCTCCGATTCCCGTGTAGCAGTTGTAGATGCTTTCCTTCGGAACGAGGTCCTTGCCGGAGTCTATGGCGAAAAGGATTTTCTCGTTGATCTCGGCACGCCTGTCCTGGGGAATCTGTTGGGGTATGATGGCATACATGTCTTTTCTTTTTTAATGGTTGGAAACGAAGACACCCCGCAAGGATGTCTTACGGGGTGTCTGAATAAGTATTTCATGAATCACTCTTCTCTGAGTGTGATTTCATCCAGCCGCAGCCTTCTGTAGCAGTTCTCTGCGGCCTGGCTGTCCTTGAAGCGTACGTCGATGCGTCCGTTCTTGTAGAACTTGATCTGTTCTGCGTTGCTCAGGGTGAGGTTGTACCATTCGGTTATATCCACATCGCGTCTGTCAAGGCCGATGACCATACCGCTTGAACCGTTTATCACGTCATCTGCCCCGTATGCGATACCTTCGCAGAAAATGTCCACTTTCCTTCCGCAGTCATACGAGAACTCATATTCCCGGTGGTATTCCAGATGGATGCTGTCCCAGGACACGATGTCAGGGAAAGTTATCTTGTCCTTTTTCAGTTCGGGCTTCACCTTGCTCCAGCGGGAAGGCTGTACCGTTTTCAGGAAACGGGCCAGCAGTTCTTCCTCTGCGGTCTCACGGAAACTTTTTCCGCCGAGGTGTTCAATGACCATGTCCACGTAAGTCTGGTAGACCGGACGGAATCCCATGCGCATGGCCTTCTCGTCGATTACAGGAATGGGTACGTCTACATTGTAGGTCCTGTTGAAATAGGAAATGATGCGATTCGCGAAATTCGCGTTGGCATTGCAGTTGTTGTCCGCAAGCTCGTTGATGAGGTCAAACGGTTTGAATTCGTTGTGGGTATAGTCATCCTCCCCGCTGTTGTTGAAATAGAAATTCCGTATGGAGACCTTACCGTTATCCTCATACTTGAAGCTCTTGATTTCCCGGTACCGTTCCGCTTCTTCCTTGAAGATGGCATACCAACGGTCGATACGGTCAAGCGTCTTGTAGAGCTGGTCCTGCTGGAGCTGGCAATACTGCCTGTCCTGTTCTGTAATCTTGTCCTCGTTCCTTACTTGCACGTTCAGGATACCTGTGAGCAGGTCAGTGTGGCTGCCTGCTGTTCTTGTTGCTGTTGTCTGCATAACTGTATTGTTTTAGAGATTGTCAATTTCGGGTTTGATACGGTAACAGTAGGTGATGTGGCTGTCCATGTCCTTGACCAGCTTGACCTGTTCGGGATAAAAGTTGAGACGCCGTTCCACGGCCTGGACATCTATTTTGTCCCACTCGTGCTGCGGCAGGAACCGGTTCTCATGACGGAAACACCAGAGAACGATATGGTTTTCCTGGTTGCCCTTGAACACGGTCCCTTCATAGTCCTTCAGGAACTGTAGGAAGTCCTCTTCGGTCCTGAAAGCCTTGTCGAAGCCTTGGTACAGGTTACGTGCGTCCGGACCCGTGTTTTTTGTCAGATAATACTGTCTCCATGTCTCAGTGGTGAAATCGCCGTAGAGAGGGTCAGGTTCGGAATAGGACCATAACGGCACTTTTGCCGTGAATGCGACGGCACCGTTGGCGCACGCACCGCAGTTGCCCCAGTCTTGGAATATCCCTTCCGTCCATCTGACGAACTTCAACTGGAGGGGGTCAATATGGTGGAAGGATCCTCCGCTGACACTTAAACCGATACCGTCATACTCTTCCCATATGAAAGGGATATAGGGGATTTCACAGATGGAAATCAGTCCGTCCGTATTTTTGCGTTTCTCGATGAGGGCGTTGCCGTAATATTTCCCGTATCTGTCCACATAGATGAGTCTGTCACCGACCTGTGGAATCTTTTCAGAGCGTGTCCTTTCTATCAGTTCCACATAACCGTTGGCCATATCCACGTCCTGCTGTGTCAGCCGGTGTTCATGATCGTACAGAATGTTCAGTGGTTTGAGTGTTTCCACCGTGTACTTGTTCTTTGTTGCCTGTAACATAACATTTGATTTTTTGTTAGTCCGGCTTCTGGGGCCGGAGTTCCCATAACTACAGGCTTAAAAAGGTCGTGTTCCGTACATGCAAGGCTTCGGGAAAAAATACCGCAAGCCCTCCGGGGCGAGGATGATTTTTTCCACGAACCCGAAGGGCTTGGCCTTGCTTGTACGGGAAGAACACGAATTACCTTTGCCTGTGGTTATGGGGACTCGGCTACGGTATGCTTGTTTTTCCCGATATGTTTTTATTCCGTAAGATTGCAGCCGTTTATATGGCCTTTTCAGAAAGAAATGTTATCTTTGCAGGTGAGATAAAGAGTTATTTGAAAGCATGAGAAATATGGCGGTTCGGAACAGTCCGGCTTTTTCTTATCCATTGCCCGTTCTCGTGCGAGTTTTATCCAATCTGTTGATAGTCAAATAAAACCTACCTGATTACAACAAATATACAAAATATATTTCAGAAAGGTAAAAGAGCAGGCTTTAATAATACCATTAATGAATGTAATGAGAGCAACTATCGACAAAATTCCTCTTTTTCTATGTAGCTCTAACCTCCTGCAAATTTCATCAATCGCCTTATTATAACAACTACAAGGTTCAGTACTACGATATTCCAATGTCAGGGTTTGATAAAAAATATTAAGAGATTGGTCGCTTCCTATCCTTGGTTGCATAATCTTTACGCATTTTAATTCTAAATATTGCCTCCATATTAGCAAATCCTTATTTTTCCCTAGCAAACTTTTGACACCTCAACAGCATAAACAGTATTTATGGGATAATTTTAGAAAAGCTGAAACGAGTAAGCAAAGAATTATTCTATTTCCTTAATTCGTTCAATCTGTCTATCCAGAAAATAATCAGTATATAGGCTGTAGTCTTCCATTTCATAAAACGCTATCAGTCCTTTTCTGTAATTCAGTATATCCGAATCTTTGACAGGATATACGGGAATGATGCCAACATTCATCAAAGAAATACTTTCTATCATTCTTGCAGTCCGTTTGTTCCCGTTTGAAAATCTCATCAAACGACAACTGAAAGGCCATGACATACATCAAACATCATCCCGGCCGGATTGCACTCATTTTGCTAAATACAGGAAGCGATCTATAGCTTATTGTCGAAGATATGTTACAAGAGAATGTATATATCCTGTGATCTGGTGAAGCGGAAGCTCAGGAACCGGGTTATAGTAGACAGATTGGAACTAAAGCTATGTACACACTGCGAGAAAACTCTTCCGTTACACCGGTTTTACGCTGGCAGGATATATATGGTCAATTTTAAACATTATAGTAATGCCATGAGGAATAGATATGGATACAATAAGAGCAATTGAAGGAGAGTTATCGATACAAAACTTCAAGAAGATATTAAACATATATAAATAAGACAGGATTATTTTTTTTACGTCATTTTTTTATCTATATTAAAGGTCAGAGAATAAACCAACAATTTTAAATACTTTAAAGAGATCCAAGCAAATAACAAAAACATATTTTACACAACGCCTTAAAGTCTGAAAAATAGTAACATTATTTAAAATCCAGTAGTTATGAAAACAATTAATTATTTTTCCGGCTCATTGCTTGCATTATTATTTTATGCACTATTTGCTGCATGTAATAATGATTTGCAAACTATTGCTGTCACTGAAATAAAAGGAATAGAACAAACTCTCTTAAACGAAAGCAATGCTTTAATAAGTTCAGATGTAGCAACAGATAGTACTATGCTTGGTAAAGACAACACAATATCCAACTCAACGTCTGCTACTAATGCATTCTTCACTAAACAAGAATATGAAGAGGGGATGGATTGGTGGAAAGATAGAGAAGGTGCGCTACCTGCTCTATATGAATATCAGGTATCCTGTCGTGATTTTCCTTCTGGACATGGTCCTGATACTTGCATATATTATATGACCATTATTTGGACTTGTTATCCTCCTATTACAGAAGCTAATTGGATGGATTATCAATATATGCAAGTACAACATAGGCTAATAAGTGGTACTACTGCATTTCCTTGGCGTTATTTAGGTGAAGGGGGCCCGGGAAATTATAATTATGGAATAGTGAAAGTCAATGGATTTCAAGATCCTATGGATTTAAATGCTACACATTTGCCTACTAGAGTTCAGCTTAGATATAGATTGTTGCATAAAGATTTCCCAGGGAAAGCAGATAAAAGTATTGATGATAAAGAAAAATGGTACAATAAAAGCCTTGCAACTGGATGGCATTATAAAGATTACAATCAGCCAACTTATAATAACTCTTATGGTTATAATTCACAGGATTTCAACAATATGGAATCACTAAAATTCATAATTAATGATCCTAAGTGTGGCTCATCTTTTTCTGTAAGAGTGCTTGTTGATGGATATTTAGTTTTTCCCCAATTAGTAGGCGGAAGATATGAAGTTACTGTTCCAAAATTTAGGAAGACTGGAGAATATCTCATAACAGCTGAATACGCAGGCAATGTTTCGGAAGAATTTAAAACTGCAGTGCGACACGGTATCTATCAAGAATATACAAGCAAAGAAATTTATATCATGTTTAGTTGCAATGAGTTTAGCTATGATTAACAACCTTACATATCACAATAATGAAACGAATACTTTTAATTCTATTTTGCAGTCTACATAGCATATTGTTTCTCCGTTCACAAAACGCTAGCAGCGACATCATCTTCAAACAGTTCTTCGATAATGCCGTTGCTTTTGCTGACACATACCCACGTGAGAAGGTATACTTGCATTTTGATAATAGTAGTTATTATGTAGGAGATACTATATGGTTTAAAGCCTACACGGTATATGCTGAGAACAATATGCCAAGCACCATCAGCAAACCCCTTTATGTAGAAATGCTCGACCAGACAGGGCATATTACCCAACGCCAAATCATTGAATTGAATAGCGGTGAAGGACATGGACAGATAATCCTGAATGAAAGTACCATGTCCGGCTATTATGAAATCAGAGCTTACACCCGTTGGATGCTCGCATTCAGCGAACCTTCTTACTTCTCACGTACATTCCCGATCTATCAGTCTGCACAAGGAGAAAGACCAGAACGGAGGATTTCGACCTATAATCTGAATCCTTCCATGAAACAGCGACCGAAAAATGTGACAGATAAACTTGCTATCCAATTCTTTCCCGAAGGAGGAACACTCGTGAAAGGCATCTCTTCTCGTGTGGCATTTAAAGCTGAAAGTAGAGAAGATGGTAATGTTATCCTTGAAGGTGCCATTTATACGAAAGACGGGGAAAAGCTGACAGAAATAAAAACCCTACATGACGGAATGGGAATATTCACTTATACACCCGAAGAAAAACCAGCAGTAGCTAAAGTAACTTATAAAGAAAAAGAATATAAATTCAATCTACCGGACGCCCTTTCCGCCGGATATGTATTGAACGTGAATAATTCAAGCGGAGCTATTGTAGGTAACGTATTGAGCAATGAGAATACCCCGGATGCAGACATTGTAGCATTCATAAGTCATGAAGGTCGCCCCTATTCGTATTGGATACTACGAATGAGATCAGGTGGAAATCAAACTTTCTTACTTAAAACGCGCGATCTTCCCGGAGGCATATACCAAGTCAGTCTACTAGACAAAACCGGGAATATGCTGTGCGAACGATTTACATTTGTGCAACCCAATAAATTGAATTCAATACAATTAAATGGAATTAAAGACATTTACCGGCCTTTCGAACCAATTCGCTGCGAAATACAAGTAACAGATCAAAAAGGAAATCCTTTACAAGGTTCTTTATCCATATCAGTAAGAGATGCTATACGTTCGGATTATGCAGAATATGATAATAATATATTTACAGATATGTTATTAACATCCGGTTTAAAAGGATATATTGATAAACCGGGGTATTATTTTGCAGATATTACACTTCGCAAATTGCAAGAACTTGATGTTTTGCTCATGGTTCACGGTTGGCGTCAATATGACTTATCACAACTTATTTCCGGTAAAAATGAAAAGCTACTTCAACAGTCAGCTGAAAAAGAGTTGTTACTACAAGGACAGATTCGTTCTTCTCTATTAAAAAAAGAAATGAAAGATATGGAGGTAAGCGTCATGGCTAAAGTGGACAATACATTTGTAGCAGGAAATACGTTTACAGATGAAAACGGCAAATTTCAACTTCCGGTTACTAGTTTTGAAGGAGAAGTAGAAGCGGTATTCCAGATACGCCGTAGGGGATCTAAACATAAGAAAGATGCTTCTGTTATGCTCGACCGTAACTTCGCCCCTACCCCACGCGCCTTCAGCTATGAAGAAGAACATCCACAGTGGATGGACAAAAACTCATGGATCACCCTTTCCAACCGTATAGACTCGCTATATGTAGATTCTATTAGCAAAACTAACAACACCTATTTATTGAGCGAAGTGGAAATAGCAAAAAAAAGAAAAAATAAGAACATCACTACTCAAGTATTCGAGAAAAGCGTAGACGCATACTATGATGTAACGCGATTGGTTGATGAATTACGCGATCAGGGAATAGTAATTAATACTATACCCGACTTGCTTAGTAAAGTGAATCCTAACTTTTCATACGATGTGCAAGACGGAAGCTCACGATATAAAGAGAAAACAATCTGTCTCATTGTTGGCAAACAAGTACTTGATACTTTAACTGCTTGGACATTGTGGAATGAGATAGATGGTATAAAACAGATTATGATATGCGAAGGAAGCAATTCGTATACTAATGAAGTGCTTAATTCAATACACGGTTCAAATATGACAAAAGGACAAAATGTAAAAGACATGATGACAGCAATGAATCCCCCACGTACCTTTGATGACAGTTTCTATCTTTATGGAGATGCTGCAAAGAAAAAAATATCGTTAGACGATACTGAAAAGGCCAAATCAGAACCCCTTTTTAGAAAGAAATCATCAGGAATCAACAATAATGTAAACGTCAATATCGATTTTTCAAGATTCGGACAATATGCTTTATTCTACATAACTCCGCATTTTGACTCCAATTATAGCAGATTAACGCAAAAGTCAATGAAGGCTGCCCATGGAACACGTCGTACAATAATCCAAGGATATTCTCGCCCATTAGCTTTCTATTCTCCTGTCTACAAAGACAAAATACCGACTGCAAATGTCAACCATCGTCGCCGTACACTTTATTGGAATCCTACTATACAAACTGACAAAAATGGTAAAATTAGCATAGAATGTCAGAACGGTATGTATGCCAATCCGGTCATTATCCACGCAGAAATGCTGAAAGGTGGAATCCCATGCAGTATTACGATTATTGGAGAGAAGAAAAAAAAATAAACCAGTAAATATCTCCAAAGTCCCTTTTAGGATTTCAATTTAGATGAAATACCGCCATTTCCGACAAATTCCCCTAATGATGTCAAGGGTCGGTCAAGGATAAAAACAATAGTGAGACAATTGGAATACATGAAACAGATATTTAATGAAGAACAAATAAATAAAGCTGCATTCATCATCGAAAGCTCTTTATCAAAGCTTTCTGAGCTTTATCATAGCGAAGTTAAGAATCTTGCTATTTTAATGTCTTGAACTACAAGAAAGGATTAATATCTTTTTGCGAAACTGGAGAATATTCTCTTTATACTGATTACTTCTTGAATAAACAAATCGAAAGAATAAAAGAAATAGAAGAATAAAAAACAGCCTTCCTCTCAAAACACCATCCTTATATCATGGTATTAACCAAAAGCTGGGAACAAAGTGGGAACATTTTGGATTAAGAGAAAAGAAAAACCCTCTCAGAGATCATCTGAAAGGGTTTTATGAGGTTCCTGGCGCACTAACGCACACGTTGTCATTCAACAAGTTAACAACCTGCTGAGCTACAAATGGGCTACAAAAAACAAGATTTTTCATATTTCAATATTTTAATTATTTAATCACCAATTTCCTGCGAACAATAAATATCATGATCTTCAATCTTAGTTATTTTCACTTCATATTCATTACCTTCATAGCTTATATAAATCCAATCTCCAACTTTCCCAAGAATCTTATCAAGTTCTACATCAAAGCTAAATTGACCATCTTGTACAATATAAAGGTATATTTCTTTATCTTCCATTATCTCTTATTTTTATCCATTAATATTTGAATAGTTCTCTCTTTCTCTTCAAGCAATTGCTTAAGATGTTCTATCTCCTTATCCTTATCAGCAAGTTCGCCAACCGTTGCATCGCCATATACAGAGGAAGCACTACCATCACCATTTACGATAGATTGATTAATAGAACTAACTTCATCAAACCAATATGATATAGGTACTTTAAATATATTAGAGAACTCTATAATTTGATCAGAGTCAAATTTAGTAGCATTATAGTATTGATACACACGTTGCTCTGATTTTCCTATCATTTCTCCAAATTCTTTTGCATTGATGCCTTTCCTTTTTAAAACAGCTTTCAACTTACATCCAATTATTTCACTCATATACAGCTAATTACAAAACACCACTAAAATTATTCAAAAGTTTAACTATAGAATATTTGTAGTTATACTATAATTATTCTATATTTGCATTATAAATCTAGCGATAATAATTTAATCTTTATATAAATATGGAAGAAAATTCAAGCAAAAAGAAAAAAGATGGTATGGCTATACGCACTTATCTACGAAGTCTACCTGTCTGTGAATCATCAGAAATGGCTAAAAAGTTAGCTAATGAATGCAAAGTACCTTTGTATACCTTCAATAACTGGCGAAGTGGTCTTGTAAAAGTGCCAGAACTTGCAAAGGATAAAATCGAAGAAGTTATACAGACTAAAATATTTGATCGCTAAACTCACTCTAAACTTAATAAGAATATGGAAACAAAAATTTTATCTGCTCAAGAAGCCTTTGAATTAAGTGTTCCAATTAGAACAAGGATTTTATCCATCGAAGAATTGATGAATGCTATAACAGAACGTTCATTGTCAGGATTCAACTACTTAATGATAATAGGACATATTTCTAAGGAAACAGAAAAGATACTTACCGCAAACGGATATGAATATTCCATTTTTAGACATGATGTTGTTCAAATACATTGGACTTGCCGTCAACAAAAATAAAACTTCTATTAATCAACCATATATTATTTAACCAAATACGCATAAGGAATGCGGCCGGTGCAAGTCCGGGATTTTATTTATACATTATATTCTACTCAAGAGAATAGAAGTTTAATCATTCCAATTATTAATCATTAAAACACCGTGTTAAGGAGACACGTAGGGTATCAGTCCCTGGTTAAGGTTTGTTACACAAAGATTGCCGGGTGAAATTCCCGGCATACGGGTAGTGGTGTAAGGTAACACAACGGAGTTTTTCAGCGTTTCTCCGGTGATACGGGGTTCGATCCCCGAATGCCCACGATTTCTAGTATTAATTTTAAGAATAAACATTATGGGAAATTTAGACGAAGCAACAAAGAGAATGGCTTCAGCAATGAATCAAATTTCAGAGATTATCACAACAAACGGGATGGATGCAATCTGCATCTTACATAAGGAAGAAGCCGGTATTTCCGCCACCCCATTAATCATCCATGGATCCTCTCTCAAAATCACACTAGCAATTGTAGAAAGCATGCTGAAATCTCCGGAAACTCGTAATCTGTTACGTGGGGCATGCGAATATTACAAAATCCGAGAAACAGAGAAAAGAACAATGACTGAAATGCCGCCTTATCTGGAGGAATTCATAGACGAATTATTAAAAAAGATGTAAGAGCAAGCTATGAAAGTTGTACACTCTCCCAGCCCATCCGCCAATCCGAAGAAAAGAGAGAAAATTAATCTTTTCGAGAATGATGATCCGGAAGAAGTTGCAGCTCTATGTCAGCAATCTGCTCAGCAGGAATCAAACAAAATATTGTTAAGAATAGACGCCCGGACGCAAGTTCTTGTAGATCCTAAAGATGCGACTTTGGAACATGCGGAAAAACTACGGCAGCGGTATAAATTAAATTATTGCCGCAAAGCCGTAGGGGGGCGTAAAAAAGCATAATACTATGTATGTAGACAATGACAGTCGTGGTTTTCTTGCGATTTATGATATTAGTTCTGAAGACGCATCACGCCTCGCACAAATTATTGAGCAAGCAGACAAGCAGCTTTTATCCCGTCCTATTGAAGGTCTCAGTAAACAATTACGTTCACAATTAAAAGAGTTTGTTTACACTGTACTAGATAATAAACCATAACTATGCATTTTACTGATGATGATATAAAGCACATCAAGGATGCCTCTGAAAAGCATCTGATCGATGTAGTGCAAGACTTCCGAAACCTTCGCAAATCCGGTACCAGCTACGTCTGTGACTGCCCTATGTGTAAAGCTTCAAAGAAGTTTAGCATCAATCCGGCTAAGGATATTTATTCATGTTTCTCTTGTCACCAGATAAGTGGCTCCGGTGCGCTTGACTACTTAATGAGAGTCGAGAAGAAAGAATTCCCGGAAGCTCTCGAACATTTAGCACACAAGTTTAACGTCATATTAGACCAGCGTCCAGAACAGAAAAAGAAGCCAGTTACAAAAATGAAGCAAGGAAGCAAGAAGGCTAAAGGTAATGATACTAATAGCTTTTGTGCAAAAATGCTGTCTGCCTCCGGATTGACATTTGAAGATGTAACAGCGAGGATTTACAAAACAGATGATACCAAGTCTATTTTTGAAACACGTACTTTTCGCCCTGGTACTATCAATGATTCCGGTGTCATTGATCCTAAAGGAGATGATGTTATCATCGAATACTATGATTTAGAGGGTATGCCTGTTACCTATGCCCGGAAAGATCACCGCAAACGCGAAACAGGCGAACGGAAAGAATATTTTCGTGTTAGATGGCAGTTTCCGGATGCGCACCTTGACAAAGAAGGGAAACCATTCAAGTACAAATCCCCAGCAGGCTCAGGTACCCCGATTTATATCCCGGAAAAGCTCCGGAGAATGTATAAAGAAAAGAAAGAAATACCCAGACTCTTTATTCAAGAAGGAGAAAAGAAGGCTGAGAAAGCGTGCAAACATGGTATCCCATCTATTGCAGTCAGTGGCATTCAGAATCTTGGCAGTAAAGAGAACAATACTCTTCCGGAAGATGTAGTCAAGATCATAACGGCATGCAACGTTAAAGAAGTCGCATTCATTTTTGATTCAGACTGGGATGATATCAGCACTAACATTAAACTGAATGACCGGGTTGAAAAACGCCCATACTGTTTTTTCTACGCTGCTAGAAATTTCAAAGAGTATATGAGAACCCTCAAAAATCGAAATATATATGTGGAGATTTATGTTGGACATATACAAAAAAATGATGCCGGTGACAAAGGGATAGATGACTTACTTGCAAATTCTCTTAAAGATCACGAGAATGAACTGGCCGAAGACATTGAGTTTGCCTGTAATGCAAAAAAGGGGCTTGGGAAATACGTTGAAATGTTTAAAGTCACCACCTTGACCGATCACAAGATGCTGGAACTGTGGTGTCTTCATTCTAACGAAGCGTTCTCCGAGCGTCACAAAGACGTTCTTAAAAATCTTCCGGAGTTTGTTTTTGGAAGATATCGATGGAAGTTTGATGACACAGGGAAACTTGTCCTAGCACAACCTTTCGATGATGATGAAAAGTTCTGGGAGGAAGTAGATAAGGAAACTCGTTCCGGGATAAAAACCGAGTATCAGTTTTGCTATGTCAATTCCCACAACTTTCTTCAGAACCGGGGATTCGGGCGTCTACGACGTTTGGATAAAACTTATCAGTTCGTTCATTTAGATCCACCTGTGGTCAGGTCGATTGATGCTTCAGATGCACGTGACTATTTATTTCAATTCGCTAAACATTATTGTAAGAAGGAGGTAAACGAAATGCTAATTAAAGGAGTATCCCAATACGTGGGACCAGACAAACTATCGCTGTTGAATTTCATTGAACCGAACTTCATCAAGCCAAATCGCGAAAGCCAATATTTCTATTTTAATACGAAATGCTGGTATGTAACTAAAGACAATGTACAGGAAATAGGTTACGAAGTCATTGATCATCACATTTGGGAAGAGCAGCAAAAAATAATTCCTGCTAAATATTTAGGCTCCCCACTCATCCGCTTTAAGGTTGATCAAGACAATCAATATTCCTATACCCTCTCTGAGGAGGGTAAAAAATCACATTATCTCCAATTTCTGATCAATACAAGTAATTTCACTTGGCGTAAATCAAAGGACGATTTTTCACCTGAAGAAGAAAATGAGAATCATATTCATTTGCTTAGTAAATTATGTGCGATTGGATACATGGCAATGGAAGCAAAAGATAGCAATGTGGCTAAAGCAGTCATTGGTATGGACGGAAAACAATCCGAAGTCGGAGACTCTAATGGAAGATCCGGTAAATCCTTAATCGGCGAGTTATTGCGCTGTGTTGTTCCCACTGCTTATATACCTGGTAAAAGAAGCGATATCTTCAATGATCAGTTTATTTGGAATGATGTACTTGAAAACACAAAGTTTGTATTTATTGATGACGTTCTTCAGAATTTCAACTTTGAATTCTTGTTTCCTAATATAACAGGTGACTGGAGCGTCAACTACAAAGGAGGGAGACGAATCACTCTCCCATTCGAGCGTTCACCCAAAATATATATAGCAACTAATCACGCTATTCGAGGAAGAGGATCAAGTTTCACAGATAGGCAGTGGCTACTTGCCTTCTCTGACTACTATAATGACTCACATAAGCCTGTAGATGACTTTGGAATACGTTTTTTTTCAGAATGGGATTTTGATCAATGGAATCTTACATGGAATCTTCTAGCTAACTGCATACAACTTTATCTCCAGTATGGAGTGATTCAAGCTCCCGGCGAACGTTTGGAACAACGCATACTCAGACAAGAAATCGGTGAAACTCTTATTTCATGGGCAGATGAATATTTTTCTTCCGAGGAACATCTAAATCACCGTCTTGTCAAAAAAGACTTATATGACGCTTTTTGCATCTATGATCCTATGCAGCGGAAATACATATCTCCTACCGCATTCAAAAAGAAATTTATTATGTATTGTGACTGGAAAGGATACCTCTTTAATCCACACAAATATGATAGTAAAACTGGGAAACCTTTTAAGACAGATAAAGACGGATGTCCAGTTCTTGACGACAAAGCTGGAGGGGTGGAATATTTCACAGTTGGGACTGGAACCTGCACTGGTGACAGTTATTCTGCTGATACCAACTTTGAGGATGAACAGAAACTAATAGACTTTTAAAAGATAGCGATGAATATGGGAAAAATATTACTAAATGAGGTATTATCTCATGCTGATAAGTTAAAAGAGGAAATCAAGAAACGTTTAAAATGCGAGATTGTCGATTTTGAGATTGTAGAATATGAGTCCGGGGAAATAGGTGTGCATTGGAATGCTACATACAAAAGCGAAGCTTCATACGTGGATATTCCATATAAATGGATAGTGGCAGGTATTCATTGGGGTGAAGGACTTATTAGTATGTATGCAAACCCAACTGACTTTTTAGTATTTAACAAATAAAAATGAGCCTTGGGCGGGCTTTGTAAAACCCACATTAAAAAATATGGATAAAATTAAGTTAGGCGACAAAGTTCGTAGTAGTGTATCAGGTTTTTCAGGGACTATAACCGCAAAATGTGAGTATTTGCACAGCGCTACTCAATATTGTGTAACAGCTAAATGCAAAGATAATGACATCAAAGAAGCGTGGTTTGCTGCATCTGAATTGGAACTGGTAGAAGATTAACTGCTAAAGTCCTATAGGTAAAGTATCCTGTAGGACTTTAATTAGAATTCAAAGTAGAAAGGAACAAAATTATGACATTAAAACAAGCCCAAAAATTGTATGAAGATTCAGTACAGGCAAAAATGACTCATGCCGACAACTGTATGACTCAATCGCAACTTGAATATATTGGCAGAACCATTTGGGGATTCACTCCCGACAAACAAGCAAAGGTGCTATTCACCAAGATAGGTAAGAGAGTATCTACTGTTATAGCATCAAAAGAAGCATTTATTAAAGAAGTTGGTAAACCTATTGTCTGCAAATGTCCAGTATGTGATATGTATTATTTGGCTTATAGAAAGCCCGTCGATGCTCACGATGAACTAACTGCTCAGTGTCCAAAATGCGATTCACTTGGTTGTGATTCGGATATTGTACACTTGGAGACAAACCGTAAGTTTTGGCTAAATGACAAGATCACTAAAATTCTTGTTCCCAACAAAGATCCGGAACGGGTAGCAACTATGTATGATTCGGCTGCGGAAGATTTCCCGGCACAATATGATATGCTACTGCCTGATGGTAAGAGATGTTCTGATTGCGTAAAAAGTAATACCTGTTGCAATGTATTTGGTCAGAAGGAAAGTGACACTACCTGCCAATGGCATCCTTCCAGATATTCACCGAAGGAATAACCCTCAAAACTAAGTAGATATGAATAAAGAGAAATTAAAGGAAGCCAATCGGCTAAATAAACTCATTGAGGAACATGAGCAAGCGTTAAATTGTTTCGAGTTTGATACCAATTACTATGCAAGAGATGAAGACCCCAACTTGCCTATTGCGTTGGAAAGTACTAATCCTATTCTAATTATAGAACATGATGATCCATTTGAGGGAGGACGGGAACAGCAGAGAATTCCAATGGTATTGAGTGATTTCCTCATTAATCTAATTAAGGATTCTATAAAAGGAAATCTGGAAAAGTTGAAAGACGAATTTCAAAATCTATAACTCTCAAAACAAGAACAGAAAGGAACATTATGGAAATACATAGAATGAAGCCGGAGAATCCTATTATCATTGTTGATGAAGCAGAGTTCGACCGAATTGACTCAATAGCCAAACTGAAAGAAGAAGAGGTAGAAAGACTTGCAGATGAGAAGTTCTTGAGACATGTTAAGAATAGTGGAGTTCACATGAGATTCCGTATTAATGGGGTGGAGAAGGTGATAAGGCAGGAAGTCCTTACTGAACTTAATTACGATGAGCGTGGGTGGCCGCAATCAATTTCTGAGGAAGTTAAGTATGCCATTGCTGACGATATTACTCATTATGTGAATAAGCATTTCGAACATTATAAAAATGATTGTAAAGAAATGGTAGAAAACGAATGGGGTAGACATAAGGCTAAGTATGAGAAAAAGATCAAGTATTGGAAATCTCTTTTTTTTATTACTTTTTTCGTGTTATTGGTTGAGTGTATTTATAGAATAATTCAATAAAAGATAGAAAGGAATTAAATCATGAAAGAATTTAGAGGAACTAAAGGTGAATGGTTAGTGGACGACATAGATGTTATATCTCGTGAAACAGGATTTGCCATTTGCCAAGTTTATGATGGATTGGATACCCATATTTCCGAAATGGATATGGAAGTAGTAAATGCAAATGCCCGACTTATGGCTACTGCTCCTGAATTGTTGGAAGCATTACAAGCAATGCTAGAACGATTTGATTACAAAGAGCAGTCTATCTATTCTTTTGCTGCCAAAGAAATTGATGTAGCAAAAGCAGTAATTAAAAAGGCTATTGAATAACCCTCAAAACATAAAACGGAGTGGATTAAACAAATACCTGGAACATGAATAGAATGAGATGGTTCGTCATCGGACTCCACCTATATGTATTTCCGCCAGAACCGGAAGTAGGAGACATCGAGGCTTTACACAACTGGATCCCACAAAAAAAAGGAATCATTGAGACGCTAAAATTCAGGTTTCACACCGGTATTTGGAGCTATACAGCAGGGAATATAAATTATCAATTTTAATTGCACTATCACTATTCTGCACTTAAGCATGGGAACCTATCAAGAAATATTAGACGAAGTTCTTCCTCTATACCGGCAAGATCCGGAACGCTTCATGCGTTTCTATCACGCCGTCAATAACATTCTTGCTACAATACCTGAAGGCAAGAGTATTCTTATAGCTGACCATTGTAAGCCTGCATCACGTGATCTATTCATTAAAATAGCTTGTATGTATATTATTGAAGAAACAACAAGGAAAGATGTCTTGGATGACTTTTTAGAGTTTTCTGACGATTATAGCAGCATTCGGCATGTGCCTAAATTAGTGCCGGCACATGTCCGGCCACACTTCTACTCGAATCGAAGATGAGTAGATTATCCCAATTTATTACTCTGTAAAGATACTAATTTTCACTGATATACGCAACATTATGACAACAAAAAAAGAGAATAAAATAATGGTAGTAATAGCCCAATCGAGCGATGACCGGGAACTATTCATTTCCCGCCTGGCCGTTCGGCTGGGTTTTGCCAAAGTCCCTTCGGACGCTAAAAAAATCATCCGCAAGGATATCTATTCCTTTGACCTGCCTACTGCCTACTTCATTCTCTGCAGTAACTACAACTTTCGCGGCTCTGTCATCACGACACAGCGGCTCTACGAGCTTGCCGCAAGGGGTATCTGTGTAGTCGTTGGCGTCAAGTCACTACCGCGTGAGTACGAATTGATATCGCAAGTGTTTTATCCTGATGATTTGCGCTAACATAAGTCGAATCATTTATTGCCCGGTGATGCTTCTGTATTACCGGGCTTTCTTTTTCCGTTCCCCTCGCCTCCCCTTCATTCATCAAGAACGTTTTGAACAAATGTGCAGGGGGAGAGGCGCCAAGTGCAGACAGGGGGACATATATATTTTTTTTATTTTTCTTTCTTTCTTAAAAATACCCTACCTAAAAATAAGGGAAAATTTTGTGCTTTCGTGCAGACACCCTTTTTTCGGCATTTATTACATTATAAATCAGATATTTAAACACCGCACGATTTTCGTACAAAAACGTACGACTCGTACAAAAACGCACAAAAATGCATTTTGTACGGAGTACGAAGATTTTGTGCTAAAAAGTACACTATTTCGTACGCCCTTAACTATCTGATAAACAACACATAAATAGAAAGCATAGCTCATTTAGCACGATTGCACAAAAAAATAGTACGGTATCAGCAAGGGTTATATGTACAATACCTCGTTTTTTTATTGATAAAGGCAAGGATTACTCAGTTATATTTTGTACATTAGCTCCACACCTAAACCACTATGCTTTATATGATTACTACTAAGATTGAAGTTCCACAGCATCTTAAGGAGTATCTGATCGGAAAGTTCTGCAATTTGCAGGACTCTCCGATTCGCTTCCCGGATAAAACGGATATCTACCATTTTATCTACGATCTGTTAGAACGTCGTCCAGCCAACATCTTTAAGGATCATGGTAATCTCACCATCATCCTTCCTGAACGTACTACCGGGAAGGATCCTAAAACTTACAATTACCTGGGAATACGTTCACAGATAATTCTCATTCGCAAGATCGACCGCATGCTATGGGCAGAGGTGCATGATTACTTGGATGAACAAAAGCACACTTACGGAATCACCTATATCGACGGGATACACAACTTCATGACCTGCTATGGGATTGATTCTATCAGCGAAGATGCATTCAAGAAGAATTATTATCGATGGAGGGCTAATCTTCGACGAAAAGAGAAAAAAAGAGGCTATCACCGCACAAAAACATGACCGAGCAAGTGTAGTTAATTGTCCCTTTTTTGATCAAAAAATGTTCTAAAAATGCGTACTAATTGAAAATCAATAAGTTATGAATAATATCAATAATATGGGAGGCATATTATTTGCCGAAATCCTGAATACAGACGAAATAGCCCTGTTTGCAGTACATCAGAACCAGGCATGCATCAGAAGCAAGGAAGGACACGACTGGTATCCGCTTCCAACGCGAGGAGTCATTGAAGCTCCAACTGTCGCTTCCGATGATACTAAAGACGCAGGAATCACATATAAGCATTCAGCGACCATCCAGTTTCCCCGATCCGCATTAGAGGGGAATACAGCAAACGAGCTGCGCAATAAAGTTCAGACAGGCTGTGTTCTACGCTGTCAGGACACACAGGGACACAAGTATATCTATGGCACGAATGAATACCCACTCCTCGGAACCTTAAACCTGATTATAGGGAAAAAGGTAACCGACTTCACCGGATATGAGCTGAAACTTGCCGGGACCTCATTACATCCGATGCTCTCCTATATCGAAATTTAACCGTCCTTCTGCACCCTCACTAATAGGCGTATCATTGCACCAAAATCAGTGCAATGAGCCAAAAACGTATCATTCTTTCCGATTCATCGCTTAATCGTTACGGTTACCGGGTCCTTACCTCTGGAATGCTCCTCGAAGCATTCAAGAAGAACCCGGTGATGCTGTATATGCATTTTCGTGATGAAGGATCTCCCATTTGGGGAGAAACTAAAGCTATCGGGCATTGGGAAGATATACAGCTTGAAGGCGATGTACTTTCTGCCATTCCTGTTTTCGACAAGGTTGATCAACTATCTAAAGACATTGCCGCAAAATACGAAGCAGGGACTTACAACGCCGCAAGTGTCGGTATCCGCATCATTGCTACATCAGCCAACAAAGACCTTCTGGTACCTGGTCAGACTCGCGAAACAGTTACAGAGTCAGAGCTGATGGAAGCATCCATCGTGGACATACCGGCAAATTCCAATGCCGTTCGCCTCTATGATCGTTCCACATCCGTTCTTCTGGCAGCGGGTATGGACACGAATTCCGTGCCAGCATTATCAACAACTTCATTCAAAAACAAAATGACTCTAAAAGAATCATGGTCAGCTTTTTTATCTTTTCTGAATATCAGTCAAGATAAGGCAGTAACGACCGAATTATCAGCAGAGAACCTCGACTCCCTGCATAATGAATTCACCCGTCTGAAATCGGATAACAGTTCTCTCGTACAAGCTAAACAGGAGATCGATCAGAAATTATCTGATGCGACTACTGAAATAGCGACTCTCAAGACAACAGTAAGTGAAAAAGATCAAGAGATCGCTAATCTGAAAACCGAGGCAAGCGGCAAGGATTCAGAGATCACTCAACTCAAAGAACAAGTAGCCAACCTAAAGAAAGCTCCGGCACCAGGTGAACCAGCTCCTGCCCCAAAGGGTGAACCAGCCGCAAATGGAGGAAAAGAGGAACTGGCTGCCTACTGCGAGGAAAATGCCAGCAATTATCAGGGAATCACAGAACGCCTGAAAGCCGACGGACTCCTTTAATTTACTAACCTACCTTAACTATTTAAAGAATATGTCTCAAAAATTAATTGACGTATCGAAACTGAACCAAACCTTAATCACATATGATAAGGCGCTTCGCGCTCTTCCATTTGCTACCCTGCAGGAAGTTGCCGCAAAATTGGGATTGAACGTGATGGATCTGCAAGGTAAACATGCCTTGATCAATGAGCGCCGTCGTGCCGGCGGAACTCAGTCTTACAAGATTGGTAAGAACTTCCGGCTGGTTGATAAGCTGCTCGGCTATGAACCTTCCGTTATCGAACCGAAGGATGTTGTATGTATCACAAAGGAAAACTCTCAAAAATACGATGACGGTGAACTGTTGATCGTAGGAGGTCAGCCGGTCAGCAACATCAATAAGAAACATCCTCTTGAAACACGTGTTGCCTTCACATTAGTAAAATCCCATGTTGAAGATGTAGTATATACATTGTTTCATGCAGAACGTGATGAAGACTCAACTTCACCGTCAGGTGCATTTGATGGTCTGTTCACCAAAGCCGACATGCTGATTACAACAGGTGATGTCAATGCTGCTCGCGGCAACTTTGCTCCATCAGGTCTTTTTGCTTTGCCCACGAAGGATACAGACTCCGCCGCTTATGAAAATTTGGTTGAATGGATTGGTGGTGCCAACACTTACCTGCGTTCTTCCAAATCGGGGATTCCACAATTACTTTGTGCCGAAACGGTCTTGATAGCTGCACGCTCTGCTCTCCGCAACAAACTGAGTATGCAGGAATATCCTTCCATGCAACGCATGATTGAACTTTTGCGTGAAGACGCAATGTGCCCTGCGCTTGAAATCCTCTCTCACGAAGCATTGGGGCAGGGATCACGCCTGATCCTTCAGAAGAAAGGCAATATGGATGTTGCTTTCAATACCCAAGCCGCAACCAAGTTCTGTCAAATTCGTGATATCTACGAAGATCCGAATGAATGGCAGTTCTGGCTGCAAACCGGTTATGACACCCGTATCCGCGACTGGCATGAAAAAGTATACCGCTGTAATGAGCAAAAGAATGAATCTCTTGACCTCGCAGGAGACTATTGCAAGACCGGAGGCGTACAAGTTGATATCACAGGAACGGAGAATGCTGTCTGGAGCATCAAAGGCAAAGTTGCTGAACGTAGCAATGGTCAATGCATCATCGGTCTGACACCCGGTAAGTACACTATTGAGTTTACTGCTGTAGACGGTAAGACTAAACCTGCCGATCAGGAAGTAACTGTAGTGGAAGGCGAGGTAACAACCGCAACTGGTGCTTATACCTAAACTGAGATAAAAAAATGAGCGGCCATTTTTGGTCGCTCTATTCTATTCACTCTTAACAATTACACTAATGAAAAAATATACTTACCTAATTTTCTGTTTGTTATTTGTGGCTTTGGTTATTGCAATCCCGGAGCTGCACCCTCAGACATGCCATCTTGATGGAGATACATTGACCATGCTGGCAGCTGGTCCGGCCTTCGCACCGCTGAAATGGAATGTCGGTCAAAATAATATGGGAGGATATAAAGGACGTTTGCTGTTTATCCCATTCGATGCTCCCAATACAGTGCCAACCGTTCCGGATCCCGGCAAAGCTGCAGACAATGAAGCACTAGTGACGGCAGCCGGTGCATTTGCTTTTCCTGCAGAAGGAACATATAAGCAACCTATTTATCTATATAGTACAGATGCGACAGTCGAATATAAAGCGGAGCAACAGGGAGAAGCTGACGGGATCAGCTATAAACTGACGCTAAGCTTCTTCTTCCCTGGTAATACCCAAGAAATGCATGCATTCAATGCATTGGTAAAAAACACAGCCGGCTATTATATCTTTGAAGACTCCGACGGCAGGCAAATGATCATGGGACAGCCGGGATTATATGCTTCTACTGCTCCTTCCTTCAATGGAGGAAAAGCAAGAGGTGACCGTCGCGGTACCACCTATACGGCTACCGCCGATTCCAATTATTCAGCAATCTTCCTGGAAACTCCTATTGATATGGAAGTCATAGGCGGATTAAAACCAGCCCCAACACCTCCAAGCGAATAATATGATCAGACAAGAACAACTCAACCAATGGTTAGGAGACCGTCAGCGCAAATATGTTGACGGCCTGGTTCTTTTCAATGCTCTCGCAAAGGAAGCTATGAAAAAGAAATTTGCTGCTTACCTGGCAGCAGCTCCGGAAGATCCCCACATCTTTGATCCGCATTTCACCCAACTCGTTAATTGCTTGTCCAAACTCGACAAGAAGATTAAATTCTCCCCTTCCTTATATCCTGCCGCAATGGAAGAAATTGTTGTAGTAAAGACCATGAGCGAGAATGATCGAAAAAAAACGATCGAATCCAAGCAAGCGAATATCGCCTCCCTGGAAGAGTTAGTCAATAACCTTCGGTCACGAATTGATAGTTTGGAGAACGACAGTGAAAGCCATGCTGATGAACTTGTTTCCCTTCAGGAACAGTTTGACGAGAAAATGTCAGAGTTATCTGCCTTGCAGAACGAAGTGAACGCTCTGAACACACCTGGTGTCAAGATCATCACAGAAGAATCACTCAGCCCGTCTATTCGAAAGGCTTATGCCCGTATCAAGGAAATCGCACCTCTATATGCAAGCTTGCATAACGATGTAGCTAATTCGGAGATCCCGGCAGAAGAACGGCAGCCTATAGCCGAAGAGCTCTGCAAGCTCGATGACGAACGCCGCCGGCTTTGGAAGCAGATCGACAGCTGGGCAGAAGGAAAAGGTGAACTGAGCCTTAAAGAGAAACGACCGGTATACAGTGAGAATGGCGTAGTACGCGGTATTGAGATCGCACGTCAGATTAAACGTCTGAAACAAAACATTACTAACAGCCAATCTGCTGCTAACCGCGCCGAATCTCAAGGTAAAAAGACTGTTATGCAAAATGCCTTAGATCGTGTTGCCGGCTACCAAGAAGAACTGGCAGCACTGGAAAAGGAAATTGCGACGCAACAGAGTGCAAGTAAGGAATAACATCAGAGGCATTGCCCCTGGATCTATGAACAGTTCATGCACAAGCGAGGGCGATACATCTAGTGTTGTCCTCGCTTTCGTTTGAATACAACAAACCACTATAGTTATGCCTAAGAAAGATCCCACATATGACCGGATAGAACGTGCCTTGTTCAAAGACAGAGAGGAAGCATCAAGCATCCTGTCCCAACGGGAAATGGAAATCAAAAAACGAATGATGCTATGTGTCAGCAAAAAAATGGAAGATCCTCTGATCCAAGACACCGAACTTGTCAACTTCCTGATGAATGGATGCGGAGGTAACGCAGATGCCGTATCACAGTCACAAGCATACCGGGACATCGGCATGATCAACAGATTAGTTGGCAACATTCAACTGGCCGCAAAAGCCTGGTATCGGTACATGATTGTCGAAGGCGGGAAAAAAGCCTTCAGTATGGCAATAGACAAAGAAGATGCCAAGGGAGCAGCTGCAGCGTTGGACAAGATAGGTAAATACACTCGCTCGGACAAAGAAGATGAGAAATTCGACTACTCCCAGCTCGTTCCTCCATCATTTGAGCCTTCAGATGATGTTACCCTTCTGGAGGGTCTGGAACCTATTGAAGACCTTGAAGGAACCAGGTCAGAAATGCGAAGCAGATTCAAAGGTATGTTGAGCAAAAAAGCGGTGGACATTCGTCCCATCGAAGAGGAGGAAAAAGAATGAGTACACCCCTCTCTCCTATCTTATCTGCCCGTGAACGCCGCAGAAAGCAATATGAAGTCGTAGACAAATTCTTCAATAAGATGCAGCGCCAGGCGATGGCCATCAACGCACATGACGAGTATATAGTCGCATCACGTGGTACCGGGAAGTCCGAAGGTATTGATGCCCGAATTATCCTTCGGAACGTATGGGAAATGCCGGGATCTTTGGGTGGTCTCATCTCTCCGTCATACGCCAAGGCATGGGGAAATACTCTTCCGGCAATCTGCAAGGCTTTGGCTGAATGGGGATACATTCAAGGCATTCATTATGTCGTTGGTCATAAAGCTCCTGCAAGCATGGGATTCGCCAAGCCTGTCCGTCCTGTCCTGGGTGAAGGCTGGAGCAATGCATTCCACTTTTGGAATGGTACGGTCATGGTGATCCTGTCATTCAACCAAGGGATGTCTGCCAACTCCATGTCGCTGGATTGGGTGATAGGCCCTGAAGCTAAGTTTCTCAACTATGAGAAGATTAAAAGTGAAGTGGATCCTGCCAACCGAGGCAACCGGCAATACTTTGGTGAATGCCCGCACCATCACAGCGTAAGCTACTCCACAGATATGCCGACCGCATCGATGGGGAAATGGATCCTGGACAAGATGGATGAAATGTCCCCACCTCACATCAACCTGATCAGAAACTTATATCTCAAACTGCAGGAGTACAAACGCAAGCCACTCACGGATCATGTGATGCGTCAGATCAAAGAATATCAATTTGACCTTGATCTAGCGAGGAAATACCAGCCTCCAATCAAACCGCAGCCGGGGAAAACTAAAGAATATACAGTTTTCTATGGTGAATACGACGTATTCGACAACCTTGAAGTGCTGGGAGAAGATTTTATATGGCAGATGTATCGTAACTCACCACCGCTAATTTGGCGTACCGCTTTCATGAACGAACGCCTGTTCCGTGTACCGAACGGCTTCTATTCTGCGTTGGATGATAATATTCACTTCTATATCCCGAAAGACAATGGACGCCTCCGGAATCTTGGGTGCAACTGGGGAAAACTGACCTCCTGCGGCTGTTTGGGAGACGGAGATCTTGACTTCGATCAGGAATTGCACCTGGCATTCGACTCAAATGCATCCATCTCCACAGCTGTCGTAGGCCAACTGAATGAACACACGATGCGCATTCTCAAGTCATTTTATGTCAAAACACCAGGGAAGCTACAAGATCTTGTCAAGATGATAGCCGACTACTACCGTCCGAAACTTAATCACGATATAGTAGTCTACTATGATCATACGTTCACCTGGGAGTCAGGATCCACTACAGAAACTTATGCCGATATCATTGAACGGGTATTCAAAGAGAATGGATACAACGTGACGATGGTCTATGTCGGTCAAGCCCCGAAACATGAGTGGAAGCATCTGAATATAGACTTGACTCTGAAAGGAGATCCGCAATTTCTGTGGGTCCAAATAAACTTGCATCAAAATGAATTTCTGAAGATCGCAATGGAACAGACTGGCATCAAGCAGGGAAAGAATGGATTTGAAAAGGATAAAACGCCTGAAGGGAGCGATGACACTCCTGATAATCCGGATGAATATAAGACGCACATAACTGATGCATTTGACACGCTGTGGTTAGGCATGAACTTCTATTTCACGGCACCTGGATCAAACTCTAGTGGGGTATTCTTCCTGAATAACAGGTAGCCACCAACCAGTCTCAAGCAATTCTCATAGAAAAAAAGGCAAAGAGCTGATAACCAATAAAAGGGGAGGAAAAAGAGGGAATATTTTCTCCTTTTTCTCCCATCCGATCACGCACCGCCCTAAGAAAATGTTTCGATCTAAAGTTTTTTTTCACCCCTTATATGCTGGGCTTTGCCTCCTGTAAACAAATTTCATTTTATCATTTTTGGGCCTCTGCCATGTCCTTTACGACCTACTGCATACCCGATACCTTTGCTGAAAAACAAGACATGGACCCTATCCTTAAACAACAATTACTCGCATTCATACTTGGTGGTAGCTTCCTATCAACCATCACAGGATTCGTCACCCTCAAATACACTAAAAAGCAGGCAGAAGCTAAAGCCCTAAGCTCTGTACAAGACGTATATCAGGAACTCATAGCAGACCTGCGAGCTGATAAGGAAGCAATGAAAAAAGATAAAGTGGAAAGCGAAACGAGATGGACAATCCGCATTGAAAAGCTGGAAAGCAATCAGCAATCGCAGGATAAAAAGATAGCGGATAACGAAAAAGAAATAGCTGATCTCAAACGATTCAAATGTATAAACCTATCGTGTAACAATCGAAAACAATGAAACACTATGCACACATTCTTATTTGTACTGCCAGCCTTGCATGCGCTTGTTCTTTTTGTGGTTGCCGTGCTACTTATCAAAACGATAGTAGCACTCAAGAGCAAACCCGTCTTTCTATCTCAGACTCAGCTCTACGCATCAGAACTGAAGATACCTGCTCCCGATTCAACCTTAATCAAGAAGAAGCGGGCAAAGGCTGGAAAGTCAAAGTTAACTTCGACACATCAAAGCCGGCAGATCCGGAGACCGGCTTATCCCCGATATCGAATATCGAGATTGAAGGGAACGAAAAGACAGTCAAGACCTTGCTACAGGAAGATGACACTATACACGTATCTGAGAGTCAAGAAACGAAGAATGATCTCACGCTTCAGCAAAGCAAACAGTCAGCCTCCCACAAAGATGCCGGCAGTTCTGTAGCTGCCGGGATAGACAACGGGATCAAGTATGGCCTGATCATCGGGATCCCTATTATTCTTATCATCTTAACATTAATCATCCATGCAAGATTCAAGCAAAAGGATTCATCAAAGTAAAATATGGAAGCTGATGGAACGATATGCGGATGGGAAGCCTATAGAGTTTTCCATCCAGTTCTGCAAGAAGAGTACCGGGGAACTAATCACTTATGAACGTGCTGTACTCACTTCATTTCATAGCAGCGGTAGTACAATCAATGTACTGCAAGCCGGTGAAGCCACACCACGCAAGATCCGGCGCTGCCTTATCACCCAGTTTAATCATCTCAAAGTATATTTCTAATGAAATCAGAGCAACAACCTAACCTAGTTATGAAAGGGTACGAAACCTATGCAGTCCTGAAAGGAGGTGAGAAAGTTATTCAATTCAGTGATAACAGCGACATTGTGACTGACAAGGAGGCATCAGCCGTTGAAGTCGTCCCTAAGGGAAAGAAGGATCCGATCAAGTTCATTCCACGCGGAAGGAATAACGACATGATGTACGACATCATGCGTAAAATCGGCACCAACGTTACCATCGGCAGTAATGTTGAATTTAAGAATAAAGTCGTGTTTGGAGACAGCATCCTTGTCTACAGGAAGAAACGCGACGGAAAAACCCGCAAAATCATCAAAGAAGAAGTGCTTCCGGAAGAAGAACCCGAAATCTTTGAGTTTCTTGAGAACAATAACTTCAACTTCATCCGTGTAGAGCTCGCTAATGATCTTGTCATCTTCTACGATGCTTATTTAGAGTATATACTCAGCAATGATCCTAAATCGCCCAAACTCGTACAGATCAAAGCAAAAGAGGCAACCTGCTCACGTATTAGCGAGATCGATGAGAAGACCGGTAAAAGTGAATGGCATGGGTATTCAGCAGAATGGAAGAAAGGAACCCCTGAAGATCTTGTCGCCACTCCCCTGCTCGATCGACAGACTCCTTTGCTGGATCTTAAGAAAAGGATGGGACTTGCTCCTGATGATGAAGGAAACCTCGTCATCGGGAAAGATCGCAGATTCATTCACAATCTGCGTATTTCGACGCCAGGACGTTTTTATTATAGCCGGCCCTATTGGTGGAGCGTATTTGCTTCAGGATGGTATGATTTCTCCTGCGCTATTCCCATCTTCAAGAAATCTCTGATTAAAAATCAGATGGCTCTCAGGTATATCGTATATATCAAGGATACATTTTGGGAGAAGCTATTTGCAGACGAGAAGGTCGTCAAAGATGATGAAAAAACTGCCCGCAGGCAAAAGTTCCTTGAAGACATGAACGATTTCCTTGCCGGCGAAGAAAATGCCGGAAAAGGCTTTGTTTCACATTTCAGGTATGACAGAGTAAAAGGCTTCGAGGATAAAGATATCATCATTACTCCTCTTGAATCGTTCTTCAAAGGTGGCGAATATATTGAGGATAGCGAGGAAGTAAGCAACATGATGTGTTATGGAATGGGAGTACATCCTTCCATCATCGGATCCGCACCCGGTAAAGGCAAAAGCATTAATGGAACTGAAGCACGCGAACTGTTCACCATCGAGCAAGCCCTCATGAAAATGTACCAAGACGCAACCCTTGAACCTCTGTACTTTGCCAAGGCAGTCAATCAATGGCCTTCGGACATCTATTTCTCTGTAACCAACTGCCAGCTCACCACTCTTGATCAGGGAACGGGAGCTACAAAAAACACAGGTCTAACTCCAGAAACTGAAGAAAAATGAACGCATTAATTCCCGATATTGAGACCTTAAAGAAGGTAGTCAAGATCAATTCGTCATTACCTTATGAATCTATTGAACCGTATATTGAGGATGCTCTTGATATCTATGTTAAGCCCTATATAGGGCAATCCGTCATTAAACAAGCTCTGACAGACCAAGAATCTGAGATATATAGCAAATTATTGCGTGCGCTTGGCCCGCTGACCTTAATGCTTGCGACGAATGAACTCGGAGTCATGTTCGGGGATACCGGCATCACGGTCAGTAATGTACAAGGACAACGTTCTCCGGCCAGTGATTCAAAAATAGCGGCGGCAAAGGAGAACCTGTGCTTCCGGGGAATGCAAGCTCTTGACCGGCTTATAACCTACCTGGAAGAAAATAAGGAAGATTTTCCGGAGTACGTAACAGACCATATTTCCCGTTTCTGCTTTATCCGAAATGCACACGATTTTCAGGATCTTGGCATGGTAGACATTGGTTACTCCACTCTGTCTTATCGTATCATGTACCCCACAATCCGTCAGCTTCAGGAACGAAATATTCGTGAAATGATACCGGACAATGTATATGCGGATTTAAGGGAAGCATACTCTAAAGATAAACCGACACCCAAGCAGCAGGTTCTCATTGATCATATCATTCGTTTTCTTGCAAATAAGACGGCAGAGCTCTATACCTCACAAAAGACAACCGAGCAACGTGTCGCCAGCAAAGCAATAGAATATTCACCTGCCATCCGCCCGATTTATCAGGATCCGGACGCAAACGGTAATTTCTTTGCTAGTCAGGCAACCTACTATGCCGGGAAAATACACACTTATCTGGCCGAAAATGCAGAAGAACTAGGCATTGAAACAAGATCCCAAGCTATTGACTTTAACTCCAAGAAAAAGAAGCTATTCACTTCAATATCATAATACTATGCATACGATACAAATCAATGACGATACATACACACTTCCTGGAAGCTGGGACGAGCTCACCCCGAAGCAGCTCCTATACCTGGTTAAACTCACGAAATCGAATATACCGGTAGAACAAGTTAAGATCTACATGATGCTCTATTGCCTGAAAGCTCACGTATGCCGGCACAAGAAAATTTTCAAAGAATATGTCCGTATCAAAATTGGGCAGGAAAGTGAAACAGTCCGCTTCCGGATCCGCAGCCGTCGGTATCTCCTTCATCCCGAAGAAATCAGTCTGCTCTCTGATCAATTTCACTTCCTGATGCGTGAGGAAGAAAACCGTATCACTTCACAGAGGCTATATCTCATTAATCCGGAACTGACAGTCAATCCTTACCCGACACTCCGCTTCCGGTGCCGGAAATTCATCGGACCGGAAGACCAGTTGTTCGATATCACCTTTGAGCAATTCATGTATATGCAAACCTATTTGGATGCGATGCAGCTGGATCCTCAAAAGATCAACCATCTCCTAGCCTGCCTGTGGCATCGTGGGAACGAATTTGATATCAATCGTCTGGACAAGGATGCAGCTATTCTGAAACGTCTTCCCGACGACAGGAAGATGATCATGTACTGGTACATTCTTGGAAGCCTCTCCTGCATGAGTGCAGCCTATCCACGAATATTTTCCGGAGAAGGGAAAAATAATGGGCGTATATTCGATGCCCAGCTGCGACTACTTGATTCCCTGGCACAGTCTGACATGACCAAGAAGCCGGAGATTCGGAAAGGTTTGTTGCTCGATGCACTATACTCGATGGATGAATCCATCAGGCGCAAGGAAGAAACAGAAGAGAACTTGAGAAATAGATAGAAAAGTTTGTTACTAGCAAACTTTTTATTCGATTTTGTTTGTTACTAACAAACTTTTATCTATCTTTGTAGAGTCATAAGAAACGCGGGTGACGTCCGCATAAGTTCTTTTATATTATGGAACAATTGTTCAAGGCTATCCAAGCGATAGCAGAAGCGAATCCCGATGGATTCACGGTTGACCTCACAACCTTAAAAAAGGTCACAAAAGGCATTTCAGTCGCCTATCTCGAAACCCAAGACAGTTTTGGAGAAGAAGGACTGAAAAGAGTTCTTAACCATGCTTTAATGCACGAAAAGAAAGTCGGTGGATGGTTCAACGAAGAAAACGGAATGTTCTACTTCGATTCTATCCGGATTTTCACTAATCTCGAAGAAGCCAAGCAATTCGGACGTGAAAATGGGCAGATCGCTATTTTCGACATTGGGCAAATGAGACTCATCAAATTGTGATCCGGAGGGGCGAAAGCCCCTCCATTACAAAGTATATTGTATTATTAAATACCCGATTATCAAAACGTAAATTGATGAATTATGAAGAATCTTGAATTACTACCTCTCCCTGCCGAGAGTAAAAAGCGGATCGACGAGTTCGCAAGGCAGTATCAGCGCATGGGACATATCTCTATTGAGGTTGTATCCTATAATGAAGGTCGCTTAATTGTTCGCGCTGAACAAAAAGACCTGGTAAATGACAAGTTCCTCTCCAAAAAGGAACTGACGGAACGTATCCGTGATATGTTTAAGGGAGAGATCCCGGACGACTGGAAGCTCACTGTGTCAGCCGTGAACTTCGATCGCAAAGATATCGACGGAATCACGATTGACTGGATCAAAAGACGGATGGAACGCTTAGGATTAAAAAGCAAACATCTGAGCAACTATACAGGTATTGACAAATGCACTGTATCCTCACTCCTGTCCGGAGACAAGGAACTGACCAAATGGCACAAGGTAGCACTATATTACTTTTTTAAATATTACGAAGTAGCCAACTTTTAACTTTCATTTGTAAGCGGAGCAAAAAACTCCGCTTACTCTTTGTCGAATCTGAAAAAGATTGTACTTTAGCACCTGCCCAATATCGTTATTAAAACATGAATCCTTTACCATAGTGTAACCAGACAGCTGGTTCCGGATAATAACACCGGTGGGCGCACTATAGTGAGGGATTCGCCCATTTATATGCATGACAGAACAACAGGGAAAGATTGCGATATCCTTATTATCATATTTAGCCTCTAAAGACTCAGAGAGTACATTTACAGATGATTATTACTACTACCTAAAAAATAAAGGATATCGAGAGATCGAGATAGAACAAACAATATCTGTTCTTATAAAAGAAGACTATATATGCTACTTAGGAAATGATAATTATTGGATTATGATAACCGAAAGGGGGAAAAATTATTGCTCGCCCAAAAACAAACAACCAAAGTACACAACTAAAGACAAAATAGAAATTATAGGTGCAATTGCTGGAATTATAGGAACCTTAATCGCAATAATATCAGTCCTATGCTAAGAATGACAATGGCTATATTAAGGATCTTAAATTTCACCTCAAGCAGTTTAATGCGCTTTTGCATTTTTTCTATCAATTCTTGTTCATTCATATTCGGACTATTTTTGAGCTAAAATACAACATTATTTTAGTACATTCAATTTTATTCCTCTTATCTTTGCACTTGTAACAAATTAAAAACACGTACTATGAATTGTAAACTTGGAAAATTAGAAATCCCGGCTGACCAGCCCTTTCTAAATTGTAAATTAGGTCGAGAAAAGTACGCAGAAGTACTAAAAGCCATTATCACTACATATGAAAAAGGATTTGTCTTAGCTATAGACGGCAAATGGGGAACAGGGAAAACTACATTTGTAGAAATGTGGAAAGCATATCTTGAGTTAGATAACTTCCAAACATTATATTTTAATGCTTGGGAAAATGACTTTATTTCAGACCCTTTGGTAGGGTTGCTTGGCGAACTTAAGAAAATAAACTCTCCTCAAAAAACAAAGGAGTTAGCATCATCCATGATAAATACAGCGGGAAGAATTGTACTAAAGGCAGTCCCTGCAATGTTCAAGGGAGTAATTAAGAAATATGCAGGTGAAGAAGTAGTTGAGATTCTTTGTGATTGTGCCGAAGAAGGGTCTTCCATGTTGGAAAAAGAAATAGATAATTATGAAAGCCAAAAAGGAAGTCTACTAGAATTTCGAAAAGAGCTCGAAATATTTGTAGATAAAGTTTGCGAAAAGAAACCATTGATATTTATCATAGATGAGCTTGATCGATGTAACCCACATTATGCTGTAAAGGTACTAGAACGAATAAAACATCTTTTCAACATACCTAATATTATATTTGTCTTATCCATAGATAAAGAACAATTAAGTAACTCCATACGCGGATATTACGGAAGTGAATCAATAAATGCCGATGAATATCTTAAAAGATTTATTGATATTGAATATGCTTTACCTGATCCTGATGTAGAGAAGTTCTGTAGCTATTTATATGACTACTATGGCTTCGAAGCATATGAAAGACCAAGAGGTACTAGAGAAATAGAAGAATCTTTTTTGGCTATAGCCAATATTCTCTTTATGCATAAGAATCTATCACTAAGACAAATAGAAAAAATATTTGCTCATATTCGTTTATCTTTGAATATGTATAGACATGACCAAGTCATATATGCTGATTTAATATGTCTATTAACATACCTTCGAATTTGTGAATCCGATTGTTATGCAAAAATAATCCACGAAAGTTATACTATACAAGAACTTACAGATCAATTAGAAAGTATAATTCCAAAACAAATTTTACAGATTAAAGAAAAGTATAGATATTCTCCTAGTCGACAATTTCATTTCACCATAGCCTTATTATTAAGATGTTATACTTTTAAGTATGAAAATTCCGATGAGAACGACAAACTCTTAACTAGAGATCCTTCTCAACCAAATCTAGTAATCAATTTTAATGTAAAGACGATCAACAAAGAACTTTTGTCTTCAGCTTTAGAATGGACATCTCAACGTAATATAGCAGTACCTTTACATTATTTTACTCAAAGAATTAATCTACTGGAAAATTTTGCGATCTATAATATAGAATAATCACGTTCTTAATTAATATAATTTTCTCAGTCTATATTAAATCTACAAACAAAAGCAGAGCAAAAAACTCTACTTTTGTTTGTAGATTCCCCAAAAGAATGTACTTTAGCAACTGCCAAAACAAACTAACTCGCGAATTCCTTATGTCGTGCACCCGTAAAATCGGGTGGCTGGGTGGTTCCAGTTGGCACACGACATAAGGAATTCGCCATATTACAATATGTTTTACATAATATTAGTCATATCTATAATTGTTATATCCTTAATAATAGGGCATATATCTTCTTCAAACAACAAACCTATTGGATTCAAGGATGATAATTTTACAATAGCAAGAAGTTCCATTAGTCCTGATCAAAAGCAAGAAAAATTCTCCCAAAGGGATGAAGACAAGGTAGTTACTATAGATAATAATTCTTTTTCTAAATGGAAAGAGGAATATGGCTCCCTGATAAAGGAAGAAGAGGAACAAGGATGCAACTATTCTGAAACGTCTTCCTGACGACAGGAAGATGATCATGTACTGGTACATTCTCGGAAGCCTTTCCTGCATGAGCGCAGCCTATCCACGAATATTTTCCGGAGAAGGGAAAAATAATGGGCGTATATTCGATGCCCAGCTGCGACTACTTGATTCCCTGGCACAGTCTGACATGACCAAGAAGCCGGAGATTCGGAAAGGTTTGTTGCTCGATGCACTATACTCGATGGATGAATCCATCAGGCGCAAGGAAGAAACAGAAGAGAACTTGAGAAATAGATA